CCATTTCTATAGCAACATTTTCCTCAGTCAGCGGAATGCCACGGGCGTTCATGTCACGCAGGAACTGACCGACGGCTGTCTCGTTGATGATTGAGTTGCGGGCCGATGCGGGCGCGAGTGCGTGCACCCACTTGTCGAACTTCTCTGCTGGCATACCAGCCTCAAGCACCGCCTGCTTGATGGGGTACAGAGAACCATAGAAGGTCTCGCCACCCAGCGGCAGGCCACGCTTGATCTGCTTCTTGATCAACTCGCGGTTGACCGGGTCGGTGTACAGGCCCTCCACATGGGATGTGCTGGCGCGGGTTGGGATGTCACGAGGAAATGCTGTCTGCTCTACGCCGGGAAAGCCTTCGAGCGCGTCTTGGATTGATCTGCGGTCGAATGCCTGCAACTCTGGGCGCGGTGGTGTCCACGGCTCGGTAGGCTGGTCGAGAAACTCGTTGGCCTTCTGGATGCGCTTTTGCACCACCTCGTTGGTATTTTGCATCTTCTGGGGGTTGCTCTTTTCGTATGAGGCTCGGCCCAGTGCGCCGTATTGCTTGACCAGTGTGGGCTTGGTTTCCTTCTCCCACTTCAGTTTGGTCTCTGCCTGCTTGCCTGCTTTCTTGAGCGCCTCCTCGGGCGTCAACTTAGGATTGGCGGCCAGTATGTCGTCGAGCATACTGTTGGTGGTTGACTCTAGCAGGCGCGGCGTGAACCCTCGCTTCACTACGGGGACGGCTTCCTCGCCTCCCTTGATCAGGGCATTGAGACCGCCAGCCAGTTGTTTGTAGTTAGGCATAGTTACACCGCATATGGGTTGACCCGCGCAGGCTGGGTATCGTAATAATCGTCATCATCATCATACCTTGGCTCAGGGTCAATGTCGAGCCATCCCATGTCTTTGAGCCACCTCATGGCCTGCGTGGCCGAGTCGACATAGTCGTCATGCGTCGAGTCAGGGAAGGCGCATATCTGGGACAGGAAGCCCTCGCACCAGTCCTTGACATAGCCCTTGTGCACTTCGGACTCAGGGAGCCAGACACGCTTGGCGACGAAGATGGCCGCCGTGATCTGGAGCCTCTGCATCTTGTCGGCCCGTCCGGGGTTGTAGCCTCGAACCATCAAGTGGGCTTTTTGCAACTCTTGAATCAGAGAGAGACCTGCGGCCTTCTCCTCCACCAAGATGAGGTCGGGGCGCTTGGCCTCCTTACCTTCGCCATAGGACACGCGCCACTCATCCTGCACGCGCTCCTTGAGTTTAGGGAAGGTGAGGTGCTCGGCCCAGCAGTCGATCAGCAGGACAGACATCGGGCCATCCTGCGGCTTGAATACGCCCCAAGTGGTCATGGCCGTGGGGTCGTTGTACTCCTTGTCGGTATAGGCGCAGTCGTAGGACTGGATGATGTACTCGAACTTAGGGAACGGTTTCCCGGCAGGCCACATCTTAAACATATCGCGGGAGACCACCTTGCCGTCCTCGAGGTCGACGATGGCCCCCATCACCTCCTGCTCGTACAGTTTGGTGCCCTTGTACTGCTCGAGTTGACGCTGGAACGCCTTGTCGAGGTTGGCGGCGTTGTCGTAGGTGCTGGCACGGGACACCACCACATCGTCACCCTCGCGCCCTACTAGGTCGAGGATCAAGTCCTTGGGGCGCGGTGTCGTGGTCACAATCACACGGGGGTGGCTGTACGGCTTGTCGTCGGGCTTGATACGCAGGCCCAGCATCATGTTGTCCCATGCCTCATTGGGGCCAAGGTAACTGAAGGCGGCCAATTCGTCACACCAGCAGAACGAGGAGTTGATACCGCGCAGGCGGTCGTATGAGTCAGCCGACACACCCCTGATCTTGGAACCGTTGGACAGTTTGATCAGGTGGTCTTGCTTGTTGTAGTCGATCACCAGCGGCTCAGGGATGCAGGCGAGCAGTCCGCTCGGCCCTTCAAAGCAGGTGAATTTCAAGTCCCCCGATGTAGGGGCCAGCACCACGCTCATCGTGCCGGGGTGCGTCCATGCCCACCACCACAAAGCCTCAGCGGCACTCCGAGTCTTCCCGGCTCCGCGCCCGGCCAGCATCAAGAAAACCGTGTAATCGATCTCAAGGTCTGGCGGTATCTGGTAAGGATGTGCCCGTTGTATCCATTGGGCGTGTGCTATGTATGCGAGTCGGTCATGCTCAGGCTCGGCGTTGAACTCCGCCTGCACTGTTGGGTCTTCAAGCAACTCAGCCAGCACGCTTAGTCATCTCCATGTTGCGGATGATCTCGAGGAACTTGCTGGCGTTGGAGTCCTCTGTCTTGATAGCGGCTCCACCCTCCACACCCTCGACGGCCATACGGTCGCCATACTTCTTGGGCTTGAGTTTGGCCGCCGTCCACTTACGGGCCTCGATGCGGTTCTTCTGCCACTGAATGTAGGTCACATCCAGACTGGTGCGGCCATCCTTGTCGGTGTACTCCGGCGGGTGCTCGTCAGCGATGGCGATGATTTCATCGGCGTTGGTGTCGGCCTGCTCCTCACGAGCGCGCGCGTATTGCTCCGCGAACGAGGGGTGGCGCAACAACCACTCATACACCGTACTCTGCGCAGGCATGACTCCAGCCTTGTCTTCTCACAGAATCTGACGCAGGCACATTCCCTCTGCCAATAGGATACAGATGAGGTCAGCAGTGCGTTGGTTGAAGGTTGTAGGTGCTCCGATCTTTTTCGGGGCTGTAGGCGTCTTTGCGGGCGTCATGGCACCCTTGGCCTCTGTCTTAGGCTTTGATGGCTTGGCGGGCTTTGTAGGCCCCTTCTTGGCGGTTTCTGGCATGACCCGTATTCCCTTCGGTTCGGTTGATTGTCGCCAGTGTAGCAAACCTCAAAGGTTTTCGCCAGTAGGTTGTTGGACTCGATTCGGTCTTCGGCTCAGGCGCAGTGGAAAGCCAGAAAAATCTGCGCGTCGACATCCTCGATTGCTGGCTTGACATCCAACACGACTGGAGACTCCCCTCGGTTTCTATCTTCCGATGGGCAAGTGAATGCCCGAATCCCCATGCGCGTTGGCCCCACTCGCGTGGGAACCATTGTGAAACCATTAAGGTTTCTTGGCCTCTCTGCATATGTTTTGGACATAGGCGCTTGACTGTTGCTGGGCACACTCTTCTTCTGTCAGCATGAAGTCTGGCACCCACGCCATCAGCGTAAAAACCAGTAAAAAGATTATACCAATTACGATCTTTTGTGTCAGCGTTTCTTCAGGTAATTGTTGACTTGGTAAATCTTTCATCATGTCGTCGATCTCTTGCTTATTCATGGTTGCGCTCCTTCAGGGTCTTGTCGATGCCTGCGGCGAAGTGGCCTAGTTGGTGGCCGAACGATGGGTGCACGCAGTGAGTCTCCTCCCACTGCTTGTCGATGTCCTCAAGGGTGACCCCCTGCCACTCCTTACGCTGGTCGTCATTCGTCTTCTGGGTATTCGTCTGGGTCATTTCGATCCTCCTCTGTCTCAATTGCGGTATGCAGTGCCTCGTAATCACGCTTGACTTGGCGACGGCGCTCGTCCTCCGCCAGTTGCTCCGGGGTGATGGCCCTGAACTGCTTGAGCAGTTCGGCCTCTACCTCGTCAAACAAGTTTGCCATGTTCATACTTCCTCCACGGTGATTTTGTAGTTCTTGCCATTGCGGTCGGAAACCATAATGGTTTTCTTAGTTGACTTGAACCCACCCGACTCGGTCAGGTCGTATTGCGGACGGCTCACGCTGGCAAGCAGGCGCTCGGTATCGTTGGTCTTCAGGTTGCCCACAATGGTGTGCGCGATGTAGTCGCAGTAGGCGATGTAGGACTTTGGCAGGTTGTCAAAGAACTGGTTGACGATGGTGTTCATTGTGTCGAAGTGGCTCATGGTTTTCTCCTTAGTTGAGTTGCTCGGCGATCTCTTGCTCGATCTCGTTGATGATTTTGTCGGTCAGTTTGCGCTCCAGCCAAGGGGCCTTGCGGCCACGGCGGTCAAGCACCTCGAACTCGCACTCGGTGTAGCCGTGGTAGTCCATGTCGCTGGCGGCGTGGTATGAGTAGGAGCCGCGCACGCTCTCGAAGTAGGTCACGCCCACGATGCAGGGGATGCCTGCCACTCTTGTTTCGATCTCTGCTATGTATGCCATTTCACTGTCCTTTCGCTGTTGATGGTGTAATTGTACATTAAACGAAGGGGTTGTCAACCCCCTCGCTCAATTTATTTTTCTAGGGACTTTCCCTTATCCTGACCAGCCTCGAGAATCTTGTTGGCCGCACTGAAAATGCGCTGGGCTGTCTTGTCGGTGATCTCCGCGCCCTGCAACCAGTTCTGGATGTAGCCACGGGACTCGTGCAGGCCGGGCAGGTCGAGCAGTGAGCATAGGATGTAGGCCACGCCCTCTGCCTCGACTTCGCGCACATCGCGGGGTGTGCTTTCGCTGTCAGACAGTTGGCCTTCCTTGGTGTGGCCGAGCACCACATGGGCGATCTCGTGGAAACGGGTTTTGTGGGGCAACACGGCCACAGGGTTGATGGCGATGCTGGTCTCGTAGGCGTAGCCTTGGCAGTTGCCGTCGGTGTGGCCGAAGGGCACCTCTGTGATGCTGAGGGCCTCGAGGGCCTTGGCCTTGTCCCATGAGGGGATGACCACCTCGTTGACATACTCGTCGCCTTCGGTCTGGCCGAGCACGAACCAGTTGTTGCGCAGGGTGAACAGGCTGAACACCTCGCCAGTCTTTTCGCCTGCGTCATCCTTCTTGCTGATAGTGACAGGCATTACCAGCGCGATGGCCTTCTGGCCCTTGCTCACTGAACGGCCCAATTTTTTCCATGCGTTAAAACTGGCGATGGGGCCGATAGGGATGTCGCGGGCGATGCACTGGCTGTAGGCCAGCAGTTGGTTGCCGATGCTGTAGCCGTGGAATGTGCTGTAGCACTTACTGATGATGCCGGGCTGATTGATGGCATCGCTCAAGAGTTGGGAGAAGTTTGCTTTTTCCATGATTCGCTTTCGTTTGTTTCGCTGTTACTGCGACGTTGCAGTGTTGTTAGTATAACCGTAAATTAAACAAGTCAACAACTATTTAAAAATATTTTCTAAGTATTTTCCCTAAA